CAGGTACTGGAGACCATCGCCCGCGATGGCGGAACGATTGAAGTGCTGCAGGATCATCGCGGCTGCGTCTACCACCGGGCCTGCGCTCATGGTTACTGCAGGTATGCGGAGGATCGCTGGCAGGCTGAGCTGTACCTGGATCAGCTGTTAGCGCGTTGAATAGTTGCCGGTAGCGGTGGCTCACGCGCCTAACCCGCCTCACCGCTGCCGGCACAGCGGACTGCCCAGGACTTGCGTTCTGGAGCGCTCAGCCTACACCAAACCACGCCAGCGGACCGCGGCGCCGCTGCGGCGGCTGTTGCCTGATCTCCTTGGCTTCCAGCTCGGCCATCTGCTGCAGCAGTTGCGTTGCCAGTCGGGTTTGCATCGCCCATGCCCGGTAGCACTGTTCTGCGATCCTGCGCAGCTCATCGGTATCGGTTGTGCTGCGGATCACCCGACAGGCCCTCTCAACCTCAAACGACTCTTCAGCTGTGGTGTCGAACCGTAGCCAGCCCATGGCATTGACGCGATGCCTTTGCAGTGTATGCTCTGCCTGAATTGCTGTCTGGTTCAATGCTGACTGGTGAGGCGCTGCTAGCGAAAGTGAAGGAAATGCGGAAGGCAGACCGCGATGCTGTGGCCGAAGCCTGCGGCTACTCGTTCAATGGTCGTCTGCGTATGAGCGCGTTCTATCAGGCGTTGATCGACGCAAACGGCGTCAAGCTGCTCCAGAGCGAGCCTAAGCGCCGCGGTCGGCCGGCATCGTATCGCGGTCGTGTGCTGCACAACGGGCAGGCTGCGGTCGGCGCCAGCTATACGCGTGAGCTTGGCGCCAAGGCTGGCGATAAGGTCACGATTTCAGTACGCGGCGGCTCGCTGGTGTTACGAATTGTTGCTGATGATCAATGAGCGATGAACGGCGCCGGTACGGTTGAGCGGTCCATCTCACGGCCACGATGAAGACCATTATTCAATCCGACTGGGGGCCGGTCATGCACCGTGCATCACGCGTCAGCGCTGCCGCTGGCGTGTGGTGCTATGTGGTTGTCGCTGACCTGATCAGGCTTACCTATGCAGCTGGTGCTGAGCTGCGCCGCGCTGTTGACCACCGCAGCCAGCAGCTGGCCGCGTTGATGGCGCCAGCTGGTGGAGAACTTGAGGCTGAGCCTGAGGTGCGGTCGTTGCGCGGCGACGACCTGGAGCATCTGAGCCAGCGTCAGCTGATGGCGCTAGCTGGTGTGCGCCGCCGGCTGCCGAAGGCGACGCTGATCCAGATGATCCGCGAGGATTGATACCGTCAGGCTGTGCGCTACAATGTGTGGCATCGGGGGAGACCCCACACGGCAGCCCGGAGGCTGCGCTGATCATGGCAACGGCCACCGCTGTTCTGGCAACCATCCCGGCTTCTTACCGAATGAAGCGCAATCAGGTTGGCGGCGCCGAGCAGCAGCTGCGCCAGCTGGAGCAGCTGGCGGCCGACTTCACGGTCAAGCAGCTGGCCTACGGCGTGATCTACGCCGACTCAACTGGCCGCGTTACTGGCACTATCTCGGTAACACTGCGCCGCGCTACGCCATGGCAAGCTGCGCAGCTGCTGGCGGCCATGCTCAACGACGGCATCGAGCTGATCGCTGATGTCTCCCGCTGGATGAACGCCAACGCCCTGAGGGTGCTGGCGGGTTGATGAAGGATTGTTACGAGTGTTGGCAGCTGGGGCCCCGGCGGAGGGATGATTGGCTCACGCCCCGCAAAGGGGTACCGCCGCTCCGCCACTCAGCGCAGCGCACTGCGGCTCCGCTCAGAGCGTTGCCCCGCCAATCACCGGGGGCATCATCCGATGCCCCACCACACCCCACCACTGAGCTTCCGGCTCACTGGTGGGCTGTCCCACCAACGCCGCGCCGCACACCACCGGGGGCCTGGCTTCAGGCCCCACCACCTACCCACGAGGAACATGGCTTTTCGCCGTTTTGAACTGACCATTGAAGGCACACGCCCGCTCATCCTGTCCAATCCCTGCACTGTTGACCCCCTCGGCCCGCACGCTGCAGCCATCAAGTATTTCACCGGCCTAAAGAAGAACCGCAACGAACATGCCCTGCGTCGCCTTCACTGGCTGTTCTCCGGCTACTGGGGCACCGAAGGCACCTTCGCTTATGGCCCATCGCTTGATGGCGATTCCGCCTTTGATGGTTTCGCCGAGCCCTTCCTACCTGCTCAGAACCTCCAGCGCTGCATCCGTGATGGTGCTACCGCGTGGAAGTTGGGCAAAGACACCAAGCGCGCAATCGTGGTAGAGGGTGATGCGCCACTGGCCTACGACGGCCCGACCGATGCTCAACTGATGTACGAAGATTCACGCTTCGTCTCAATCGCCCCCACAGGCCGCGGCACCATGGCGGTACGCGTGCGGATCCCGCACTGGAGCGCCAACTACTCAATGCTGGTGAATGACGAGATCATTGATCCGCAGACGCTGGCGAAGATCCTTGATCGCGCTGGTATCGCCGAAGGCCTCGGCACCTGGCGTCCGATGCACGGACGCTTTCAAGTCACCCAACTTGACGAAGTGGAGGTTGGCTGATGAAGAACGCATCTATTGACGCCAGCAAGCTCTACAAGGGGCAGACAATCTCAGCTGATCTTGCATGGGAGCATTACATCAACCGCAAGCCGGACAAGCTGTTGGCATGGATTGATGAGCACGGCGACGAAGAAAGCGCAAGACTGGCCAAGATCGCGCAGGTGCTATTGCATGTGCGCGACTGGCTGGAGCGCGACCGCCGAGAGCTGGAGCTGCCACCGCTGGTGATGAACACGGTCGGCGGCGTGATCAATGTGCTCACCGATGAGAAGGCGTCGAGCTACCTGAACGATCAGGCGTTTCAGGGGTTGCGACGGCATCAGCGGGCAACTACCCGGCTGATGTCATCAGTGGATGAAAGGAAGCTGACCGGTGCTGCGCGGCGTGAGCATCAGAACCGGATCAACGTGCACTCGTTCATTGCGGCATCAGCGCAGGGAGCGCAGCGCCAGCTGCGGTTGTTGAAGCGTGCCGGGAAGGAAGCGCCGAAGCTAGAGGGTTGATGGCCTGGGCATCCGCAAGGTGTAAGCCCCAGTCCTTCGCACCGCGCCGCCACGCTTCGCTTCGCCACGCGACGCGCCGCCGCTCCTGGCGTCGCCCCGCGCCGCACACCACCGAGGGGCCTACGGGCCCCGCCCAACCCACCACTCAGCCACGGTTGACTGGTGGGTTGATACCCACCACTTGCGCACCGCGCCGCGACGTGTCGCGCCGCTGCGCATCGCCTCGCACGTCACCGAGGGGTTCCCGCAAGGGGCCCCGCCCCAACCCAGCACTCAGCCTCCCGGCTGCCTGGTGGGTTGATCCCACCACCTGCGCCCCGGACCGCACCGCGATCCTCCGCTACGCATCGTCCGCAACTCGCCGCACCGGAGCCCCGCAAGGGGCTCACACTATTAGCCAAGGATCGGCGGCATCAACTCCACAGCTCACGCGGATCCTTGCCGGTTGCCATCATCCGGCTGAGCCGTTCGGCACGCTGCCCGACCTGCTTCGCCCACTTCGAGTCGAGCAGCATCGTCGCCGCCTGTTGGTACTGGCCGGCCGCGATCGCGCCCAATGTCCGCTTGAACGCCAGCAGCCCGACGATGCCCAGGTTGAAGGCCATGTCCAGCAGCACGCGCTGGCGCACCTCATCCAGCGTCGCCACCCACGGCAGCGCATGCTGCAGATCTCGCTCCATCGCCGCGATGTCGTTAGCAAGCAGCATGGCGGACTCCTCGGCGCTGATGCCACGGTCCTCCAGGTTGCGGCCTACGCCGATCGTCAGCTTGCCGGCGGTGCAGCGGTAAGGCTTGAGACGCTCGCCCTCGTGGAGGCGGAGCTGGCGGATCATCGCTGCCCGGTCGATCATCAGCGGCGACGGGGGAAGACGATGGACAGCATCTGGATCAGCAGCTGGACCCAGCTGTTGGCCTTCAGCGGCGACAGAGCGATGATCTCGCTGCCTGCACCAACGGCAATGGCGACGATCGCGGCGGTGTTCGCATCCATGGTGATTCTCCAGTCTGTGTTCAGCCTAAGGCTTCGCCAGGATCGCCCAGCCGGTGCCAGGCCCTTCCACCATCCAACGCGGGCCGAGGTTCTTCCTGCTGTAGCGCAGTCGGGCGCCCCAGTTGTTGACATAGACGCCGGCCACTAGGTCAAGGTCACCGAACGGATCGTGCACGAGCAGTGCATCGTCGCTGTAACCGATCGCGCAGATCCAGTGGCCGCCACCCACCGGCGCTGAGACGGGGCCCTTGTGCAGAATGCCGAGCGGCACCGGGATGCCTCGGTCGATCTGCCCGGTGATCGTCGCCCAGTTGGCGGCATGGGTGAGGCTGGCCGCCACGCCGAACGACTGAAGCGCCTTCAACTGGCTCACGCTGTCGGTGGTGTCGCCGTATCGCAGCACACGCCCTAGGTATGCGTCATCGCCGTTGGGGCCACGCAAGGTGCCGGGCTTCAGCGCCTCCAGCAACATAACTGCTGAAGCACATGCGCAGCGCGTGCTGTGTGCTGCTGTCGCGCTGAGAGTAGTAAGGCACCTGCAGTGGATTGCTCAGACTGCGCGGCTCTGATTGCTTGCCCGCTGCCTTCCATGTTTCATACCATGCCGCATCATCTTTCTTGAGGCTGGCCGGCACAGCTTCCCACAGCTGCTGCACTGCTGCGCGTTGATGCGGTAGTCCTTTCCAATGCTCAAAAAACGGTATCGGATCGTTGATCATCGCCGTTCACCTAATGCACGCAAAACGCCAACTTGCACGCGTAGGTTGTTGAGTTCAGTTCGCACTAGCTCGATTCTTTCGTTCTGCTGATTGTCAGACTTAACCAGTGCTTGAATCTGAGTCTGTATCACATCCATCCCAGCCCACACTCTGATGGCTGTGCCGACGATTGCGATCATGCCGGCTGCAACCATTGCCGGGATTGCGTCTTCGAGCTGGCGCCCCACGCTTTTAGGTTCAGGTGGTGCCATGGTCGGAATGCGAGGGGCCGAG